GATATTAAGCAAGCAATGATGGAGGGTCGCGTAGTAGCATAATTAATTGTGTTATTAGGAGAATATTAACATGGCTTATAATGTAAGTGACCAATTCTTTGAACCGTCTACAGATACCAATGCTAACTTTGGTAACTCTGTAGCAGGACAAACCAACTCGTTCTTCCTGCCTAAAGTTTACTCTAAGCAGGTACTGAACTTTTTCCGTAAGGCTTCTGTGATTGAAGGTATTACGAACACTGACTATGCGGGTGAAATCGCAGCATTCGGTGATAGTGTACGAATCATCAAAGAGCCTGAAATTACTGTTTATCAGTATGAGCGTGGTCAAGATGTGACCGCTACTAAGTTGACTGACCAAGAAGTAACTCTGGTTGTTGACACGGCTAACGCATTTAAGTTTATCGTAGATGACATTGAAACTAACATGTCTCACGTTAACTTTCGTGACGTTGCTACGTCTTCAGCAGCTTACTCTTTGCGTGATGCTTTTGACCAAGGTGTACTGGCTTCTATGTTTGCTGGTGTGTCTGCTTCTAGCCCTGACCATATCCTTGGTACAGACGCTACTGCTGACCTTGCTGCTGGAACCTTTGACGGTACTGGTAACCTAGACCTTGGTTTTGCTGCAAATGAGCACGATCCTCTGGATATCATGGCACGTATGGCACGTTTGCTAGACGAGCAGAACATTCCAGAAGAAGGACGATGGTTCGTAGCTTCACCACAGTTCTACGAAGTACTGTCTCAGTCTAGCTCTAAGCTGTTGAACGTAGACTTTAACGCTGGTCAAGGCTCCATCCGTAATGGTTTGGTAAGCTCTGGCAAGCTGCGTGGTTTTGATATGTACAAGTCAAACAACATTCCTGCGGTAACTAATGCTGCTGGTCAATGTCTGGCTGGTCACATGTCTTCTACGGCAACGGCTCAAACGATCACCAGCACTGAGGTCATCCGTGACCCAGATAGCTTCGGTGACATTGTACGTGGTCTACACGTTTACGGTGCTAAGGTACTGCGACCAGAAGCTCTGGTTTCAGCCTTCTACGGTATCGACTAGACCTTTCAGGTGGGGGCTGCTTCGGTGGCCCCTTTCCTTTTTTACTGGAGATTATAATGCCACAACTTGGATCTGATGCGAAGCCATTAATGATGAGACAAACTATTGCTGGTAAAGGCAGTAGAATCCGCAAAGGAACTAATTACGCACGTTACAAAGATAACTTTGATAAAATTTTTAATAAAGACTCTGATCCTGAATGCGCTACAGAGTTTGAAGGCGCTAGAGCAATTAGTAAAACTTTTTCAATGGAGCAAGACTAATGATGTATGGTAAAGATAAAAAGCAAGGCATGATGTACGGCAGTATGGTACGCGAAGGTAAGATGGGCGGTGGACGCTCTATGTATAATAAAGGCGGCTATGCTTCTATACAAGAAATGGAAAAGCTGTGCGGTAGTAAAACCGTAACGCAGAAAGTAAAATGAAAGTAGCTGCTCCTAAAGGTTACCACTGGATGAAGTCTGGAAAGACTTTTAAGCTTATGAAAGATCCTAAAGACGGTTATAAGCCTCATAAGGGTGCAAGTAAATCAGCAACCTTTGAGGTTCAAAAGGCGCATAAATAATGGCAGCAACATATCTAGATTTAGCAAATGAACTCCTACGGGAGATGAATGAAGTAGAGCTTACAAGTTCTAGCTTTGCTTCTGCTGTGGGTATTCAACAACACGTTAAAGACTCTATTAACAGAGCTTATCTAGATATTGTTAATGAAGAACCTCAGTGGCCTTTCCTTGCTGCTAATTTAAGTGGTGAGACAGATCCTATGTATGGTAATGTATACGTAGAAACTGTAGCAGGACAACGCTGGTATAACTTAAAGCCTGCTAGTTCTTCTTTAACTACTGACTACGGCTACATTGATTGGGACAACTTTTATTTGACTACAGTAGGCGTAGCAGGCGAATCAGTACCATATACTGCACGTAACTTACGTTTTACTACAACAGAAGCTTGGAAAGACTATAGACGTATTCCAGAAAACTTAGACGATGCAGATACCCAACAATACGGTGTACCTGATCGTGTAATTAAAAGTCCTGACAATCGTAAGTTTGGCCTTAGCTCTATTCCAGATAAAGTATATCGTATCTGGTTTTACGCTTATGTATTACCTACAGAGCTTGCAGCCTTTGGTGATGAAACAGTTTTCCCAAATACTTACAAGCCTGTATTGCTTAATAGAGCTAGATATTATATCTATCAGTTTAAAGAAAGCCCACAGTTTTCTGCTTTTGCTCTTGAAGACTACAAGCGTGGCTTACGTTTAATGAAACTTAATTTGATGAATCCTAATCCCGGTGAGTTTAAAGATGACCGTATGAGGTTTGTATAATGTCTCAGCCGTTTGGTTTATCAACTAAAGGCGGTCTATTTACTAGCCTTAACCAGCTTGAGATGCTGGGACAGCCGGGAGTTGCTTCTAAGCTTACAAACTTTGAAGTAGACACTGACGGTGGCTATCGTCGTATTAATGGCTTTACTATCTTTGGAGGCAGTTCAGCGGTACGTCCTAATGGTGCTAACAAAGTATTAGGGATTAGAGGTTATGCTGATGGTGTAATAGTTTGTTCAGGCACTGGAATATTTTTTAGTCAAGACGGAACCTCATGGATTTCTATATCTAAGTCTAGTGTTCATAGCAGTGGTGATAACTACACAACTTTTACAGGCCGTTCAGACTTAGCTCGCACTGGTCAAAAACAAACTAACTTTTCATTCTTTGAAGGTTTGTCAGACTACGGTGAGATACTTATATGTGACGGCGTTAACAAGCCTTACTTTTTTAGGATGGAAGGTACTGGTGCTTTAAATTCACGTACTTTTTTTGCTGGTGAAGTAACTGTAAGTGGTACTGTTGCTCCAGCAGTAGGTACTATCCATGACAAGCACTTTGTAGTTGCTGGTGCAGGCGCTGCATCTAATACAATTTATTACAGCCACACAAATGATCCTGATAACTTTACAGGAACTGGGTCAGGCTCTATTGTACTTGAAGACCAAGTAGTGGGTCTAGCTAGTTTCCGAAGTGATCTTATTATCTTTTGTAAAAACAGTATTTTTAAACTTCTTAACATTAATGATTCTAATGCTATTACAGTACAACCAGTAACAAAGAACGTGGGTTGTATGGATGCACAGAGCATTCAGGAAATTGCAGGTGACTTGTTATTCTTGAGTCCTGACGGACTTAGAACCGTTGCAGGTACAGTACGGATTGGTGACGTTGAGTTAGGAACTGTAAGTAGACCTATTCAGCCTACAATTAAAAGTATTGCAGCCAACATTGATAATTTAGATCTTACAAGTGCTGTACTTAGAAGTAAATCACAATACAGATTATTTTATAACACAGACGGTACAGCTAATGCTGCCGCTAAAGGTGTTATTGCTACATTAACAAATGAAGGTTTTCAGTATTCAGAAACTGAAGGCATCAAAGCTACTGCGCTAACATCAGATCTAGATGTAGACGGTATTGAGCAAACGTGGCATGGAGATAGTGACGGTTATATCTATAATCATGATGACGGTATTTCTTTTGATTATGGTGGTAGCCCTGCTGACATTAGAGCGTCTTATCAGACACCTAATTTAGACTTTGGTGATGTAGGTACTAAAAAGACTTTACGTTATGTACGGTTGTCTATAAGTCCTGAAGGGGCTATTCAGCCTACATTACGTGTACGTTATGATTATGAAGATCCTGCAATAGCACAACCTTTAGATTATATATTAGATAGTATTCCTCTGCCTAGTATTCTTGGATCAGGTATATTTGGAGCCAATGTATTCGGTGCTCCAGCAGATCCTTTAGTACGTCAAACAGTACAAGGCAGTGGACATACTGTAAGTTTTATTGTAACAAGTTCAGATCAAAAATCGCCATATACAGTGAATGGTCTTTATATAGACTACACTCCATCAGGAAGGAGATAATAGATGGCTCAGAGCTATACCAGACAAAGTACATTCGCTGATGGAGATACTATATCAGCATCGTTATTTAATAACGAGTATAACCAATTAGTAAACTCTTTTGCTTACTCTTCTAGCAGTGCAGTAAGCACAGGCCACAGGCACGATGGTACTGCTGGTCAGGGTGGTAATATTTTTAAAATTGGTGATCTTGATTTTCTTAACAAGATTGAAGTAGACGGAACAAACAACCGTCTTGGTTTTTATGTAGAAGTTTCTAGTGCTGCTGTAGAGCAGATTCGTATTCAAGATGGTGTTATTGTACCTGTTACAGATAATGATATTGATCTAGGTACTTCTTCTTTACAGTTTAAAGATTTGTATATTAACGGTACTGCTAATATTGACAGTCTTGTATTAAGTAGCGGATCTACAGTTACTGCTATCCTTGATGAAGATGATTTAACTTCTAATAGTGCTACATCATTAGCTACGCAGCAGTCTATTAAAGCTTACGTAGATGCACAAGTAACTGCTCAAGACTTTGACTTCAGTGCAGACTCTGGTGGTGCTTTGAGCATTGACCTTGATAGTGAGGCTATGACCTTTACAGGCGGCACAGGTATTGACACGTCTGGTTCAGGCAATGCAGTAACCTTTGCAATTGACAGTACTGTAGCAACTCTTGCAGGTTCTCAAACCCTTACTAATAAGACTCTTACAAGCCCGGATATCAACGGTGGTACTGTAGACGGTGCAACTATTGCTACGTCTGATATTACTGTAGGGTCTGGAAAGACTTTAAATGTCTCAGGAGGCACTCTAACACTTGCAGATAATCAAATCTCTGGTGATAAAGTAGAAGGCGGTACTATTGCTGCTACTACTATTACAGACTTAACATTTGGAAGTCTTAACGATGGCTCAATCAATGTAACTGCATTTGTAGATGAAGATACTATGTCTTCTAACAGTGCAACGCTTGTACCTACTCAGCAGTCTGTTAAAGCTTATGTAGACTCTCAAGTTACTGGTTCTATCGTATCAAGAGATTATGGTAGTGCTTCAAGCCCCGTAACATTTGCAGTTACAGTAGCTTCAAAAACTTCATCACATCCTTATAGTGGTGACGGTTCTAGCAATGCATATTTTTTAAATGGTGAACAGTCTCCAGCATTATCTTTACTGGGTGTAGATAGCGTCACAAGTTCTAGTGAATACTATTATAAGTTTGATCAATCTGATTCTTCAAACACTGGGCATCCATTACGTTTCTACTATGACGCAGCTAAAACTACAGCATACACAACTGGTGTAACAACTTCAGGAACTCCCGGAAGCTCTGGTGCTCATACTACAATAGCTGTCACGTCTGATACGCCTAATATTTTATATTATCAGTGTAGCTTACATGCTTATATGGGTAATCACGCTACAGCAATTACTACTACAATGGGCACGACAGGAGCATTAAAACTCCCTGTTGGTACTACAGCACAGCGTCCTACAGCTTCGGCAGGTCAGTTTAGATATAACAGTACAACTGGAAAGTTTGAAGGTTACACTACTTCTTGGGGAGACATTGGAGGCGGTGAAGCTCAGTTCACGCTAGACACCATGACAGGCGATGGAAGCGACACAACGCTCACCATGTCTGTTACACCTGCTTCTGAAAACTCTATTCAAGTTTATTTTGATGGTGTATATCAGCATAAAGATACTTTTAGCTTTAGCGGAACTACACTTACTTTTAGCACTGCTCCAGCTTTAGGCGTTGCTGTTGAAGTTATTATTATTTCTACTGTTGCTGCTTCAACAACTCCGGGCGATGGTACGGTTACTACAGCTAAATTAGCAGGCGATGCAGTTACAAGTGATAAACTAGCCCACTCTTTAGATATTGTAACAGATTTAAGTGTAGGCGGAGTGAGTAATGGTGTAGAAATAAGCAACGGATCTATTGCGTTAAAAAACTCAGGTGCTCAATCAAAGATTGATTTTTACTGTGAGGTTTCTAACGCACATTACACACGAGTACAAGCAGCACCGCACAGCAGTTACTCTGGAAATATTGTTCTTACTTTACCTGCAAGCGACGGTAACGCAGGACAGTTTTTACAAAGTAATGGATCTGGAGTCATGTCATGGGCTTCAGTATTAACAACCGTAGTTACAAGCTCAAGTATTACAGCAGCGGTAGATACTCATGTATATGTTGATACTGCTGGTCAAACCATTACATTACCTGCGTCACCTACAATTGGTCAAAGAGTTTTGATCACAGTTGGAAACTTTACAAACACAGTAGTTGGACGTAACGGAAGTAACATTATGTCTAGTGGTACTGATATGACACTAGATAAAGAATATCTTTCAATTCAATTTATTTATACAAACTCTACA